TATGGCGATCCGAGGCGACGGCGACGAGGCGCCGCCGTGGGTCCTTCGGATGCTCGCGCGTGAGGCGCTCGAGTGGGACGAGCACGACGTCGGCGGCGAGGGTGACGAGTGAGCGCGGCCGCGCTACGATCGAGCTCCGATGCCGCTCACCGCGAAGCAACGCAACGCGCTACCCGACTCGGCCTTCGTCTACCCGAAGGCGCGCAAGTATCCCGTCCCGACGAAGGCGCAAGCCAAGCGCGCCGGCATCGGCGAACGGCAGCGGCTCGGCCTGCACCGCAACGCGCTCAGCCGGTCGGCGCAACGCTCGACGTCGGGCACGCCGTCGAAGGTTCGGTCGGTCGTGAGGCGGCGCGCCGGCGGCAAGGTCGCGTCGGTACGTCGGCGAGCTCGGCCTCGGTCGGCGGTCGTGCTCGGCAAGCGGAGGCGCTCGAGGTGAAGGGCTACACGCTGCCCGACGGTCGCGCCGTCCCGAGCGTGACGACGATCCTCGGGCCGAGGCCGACGCCTGCTCTCGTCGCGTGGGCCGCGAGGCAGGCGGCGAAGTGAGTTACCGCTCGCCGCCGCGCACGTACCGCCTGCCGATCGGCGACGTCGCGCTCGTCGTGATCGCCGTCTTTGTCGTGCTCGCCTACTTTCACGGATGGGGCTAGTCGCGTGACGACCGCGCTGCTCGTGCTCGGCGCCGTCGTCGCGACGGTCGTCGTCGTGATATGGAACCTCGCCGCGACGAACCCGAGCAGCCGATACGAGCGATGGAAGCGCCGACACTTTCGCAACCTCGAGCCGTGATCGACCGCGACCTCGACCGTGCCGTCGCCGGCGTGCTCGTCGCGATCGTCCGCCTCGTCGCCGGCGTGACCCGCGTCGCGTGCCGGCGCCTGCTCTTCGGCAAGAGGGGGGGGATCGATCCGCGTGCAGGCTTCTCGCTCGAAGCAGGGGGGGGGATCGTTGGCCGGACGCGTCGCGCGTGGAGAAGGGTACGTCGCTACTTCGGGCTCGGGCAGACGGGCACCGTCGACGAGCGGGGCAGGTCGGCGTGAGCGGCGGCAGGGTGGCGACGGCGTGACCGGCGGGCGCACGCCGACCGTGTGCTCGACGCCCGGCTGCCCGCGTCCGGTCGTGCGCGCCGGCCGCTGCTCGGCGCACGCGCCGAAGGCGTGGGCCGGCTCGAGTGAACGCAGGCGCGAGCTCGGCCTGCCGTCCGGCGGCGTGATGCAGCGCGTCGGCCGCGTCGTGCGCGCTCGAGCTCGGCATCGGTGCGAGTCGTGTGGTCGGCGCGTCGCGCTCGGCGAAGGCTCAGTCGACCATCGCGTGCCGATCGGCGAAGGCGGCGCGACGATCGAGTCGAGCTCCGTCGACATAGCCGGCGCCCTAGCCAACCTCCGCTTGCTATGCGACGAGTGTCATCTCGAGAAGTCTCTCGCCGAGGCGGCTCGAGCTCGAGCTCTTCGAGCAAGGGCGAGGGGGCAGGGGGCAGGCGGCCGTCGTCGACTCGGCGCCCGCGTGCTCGAGCTCGAAAAGAAAAAAGATTCTCGCGAGGTGGGGGGACCCCCCCCTGCGGAATTTTCTAGAGGCCCGATGGGCTCTGCTGCTCGAGGTGTGTACGCTCGAGAGGGTGGCGCGTGATGCTGCCGACCGTGACGTGCGAAGAGTGCGGCGGCGCCTTCGTCGCTCAACGGCCGCCGGGCGAGGGCTATCGCGCCGTCCGGTACTGCTCGAAGCCGTGCCGGAAGCGTGCTCAGGTTCGGCGCTACCGGGCGAGGTCGCAGGGCCGAGCGAGCCGCGTCTCGGATGTTGCTCGCCGCTCGCCGCTCGGATGGGACGCCGTCGTCGAGCGATTCGATCCGCTCGAGGTGTACGAGCGCGACGCGTGGCTTTGTCGGCTATGCGGCCGGCCGCTTGACCGCGATGCCGACCCGGCGCTCGACCGCGAGGCGCCGACGCTCGACCACGTAAGGCCGGTCGAAGACGGCGGCCGGCACGAGCTCGGCAACGTGCGCGCCGCTCACCGCGCCTGCAACTCGGCGCGTGCTATGCGTCACCGGCGCCGCCGCTCGGTCGTTTGGGACGTCGTGCTCTTCGGCCTTCGAGCGCCGCCGGTGCTCGCGTGAGCGTGACGCTTCGCGAGCTCGAGCGGCTCAAGCGGCGCCGGCGGACGCTCGCGCTGCTCTCGATCGCGTGCGCGATCACCGGCGCCTTGTGCCTCGGCCTCGCCGCGTCGCGAGGCGGGCTCGAGCTCGTCGTCGCCGGCGTCGTCGGGCTGCTCGCGGCCGTCTACGCGCTCGTCGTCGTCGTCGAGTCGGGCCGCTAGTGCCGCCGCCGAAGGCGCCCGGTACGCGCCGGCGGCGCAACGCCGGACAAACGTCGTGGAAGACGTTTGCCGCTCGGCCGCTCACCGGCAAGCCGCCGGCGCTACCCTCGAGGCGGCCGTCGTGGTCGGCTTCGACTCGGGCATGGTGGCGGCGCGTGTGGCGCGCTCCTATGGCGGCCGCTTACCTCGAGGCCGACCTCGGCGCCTTGTATCGGCTCGCCGAGCTCGTCGAGCGGCAGGCTCGAGGCGAGCTCACCTCGTCGGAGCACGGCGCCGTGACGCAACTCGAGGACCGTTTCGGTTTGACGCCGAAGGCTCGGCAGCTTTTGCAATGGCAGGTTTTGGCGGCCGGCGAGGCGCCGGCGACCGTCGTCGCGCCGGCGAGCTCGAGCTCCGGGCAGCCGTCGAGCGTGCGTCGGCTTCGCGCGGTCGACCCGAAGGCGGCGTCGGCCTAGTGGCTCGGTGGAAGAAGAAGAAGAAGCCGGCGCCGCTCGTCGACCCGGCGACGCTCGCCGCCGACGTCGAGCACGCGCTCGAGGGTGGCGCCGACGTCGTGAAGGCGGCGCGCAAGGTGCTCGAGTGGCTCGACGAGCTCGAGCTCGAGCAGGGCGCGCTATCGCCGGCAGCGGAGAACCTTCGCCGCTACTTTCACGCGGCCGTGCAGCAATGGGAAGAGCTCGCCGCCTCGGGGCTCGCGCCGCCGTCGTCGTGATTCCGCGCTAATCTCGAGCTCGAACCCGAAGAGACGAAAGGGGCAGCAAATGACAGTCGAAGTGGACGTCGAGCGGCAGGCCGTCGGCATTACGTGGGACACGGACCTCGTCGAGGGCAAGGTCGTCACGCTCAAGGCCGAGAACGTCGCGAACGACGACGTGAGCACGCGCGGCGAGATGCCGAACGACGGGCACGCCGTGCTCACCTACCCGCAGAACTATCACGGCTCGAGTCTCGTCACCGTTCGCGGCAGCGAAGAGGGCGAAGACACCGGCACGATCACCGTCTAGGGTGAGCTCGAGCTCGGGCCGGCCGGCGAGGCGCTAAGGCGATGCCGTGGGCCGGCCCGAACTACCCCGGCGAGTTTCCGACGCTCGGCTACGCCGTCGCCGAGCTCATACAGGCGCGATGCGTCATACCCGACGGCGATCACGTCGGCGAGCCCTACGTGCTCACGAACGAAATGCTCCGCTTTTTGCTTTTCCACTACCGCGTTGACCCGGCGACCGGCCGCTTCGTCTACTCGCGCGGCTCGCAGCTCGTGAGGCCGCAGAAGTGGGGCAAGGCGCCGTTTACGGCGGCGATCGTTTGCGCGGAGGCCGACCCGGACGGGCCGGTCCTCTTCGCAGGGTGGGACGCTCGAGGCGAGCCGGTCGGCCGGCCGTGGTCGACGCCGTGGGTGCAGGTCGCCGCGAGCTCCGAGGATCAGACCGATAACGTTTGGCGGGCGCTCGTGCCGATGATCGAGCTCGGGCCGCTCGCGGCCGTCTTGGTCGACACCGGCGAGACTCGGATCAACCTTCCCGGCGGCGGCCGCATCGAGCCGGTTACCTCGAGCGCGCAGTCGCGGCTCGGGCAGCGGATCACGCTCGCCGTGCAAGATCAGACCGAAGGTTGGACGGCGCGAAACGGCGGCCGCGCGCTCGCCGACACTCAGCGCCGCAACCTCGCCGGCATCGGCGGCCGCTTCCTCGAGTCGACTAACGCGTGGGACCCGACCGAAGAGTCGGTCGCGCAACAGACGGCCGAGGCCGGCGAGCCCGGCGTCTTCCACGACGACGTCGACGCCGGCGCCGGCAGCGTCCGCAACAAACGCGAGCGGCGCCGGATGCTTAAGCGCGTCTACGGCGACTCGTGGTGGATTGACCTCGACCGGATCGACGAAGAGGTCGTCTCGCTGCTCGAGCGCGACCCGGCGCAGGCCGAACGGTATTTCTTGAATCGGAAGCGAGCGGCGGCCGATCACGCTTTCGACGTGGAACGGTTCGCCGAGCTCGAGCTCGAGCGCGAGGTGCCCGAGGGCGCCGTCGTCGTCGTCGGCGTCGACGGAGCTCGGTTTGCGGACGCGCTCGCGGTCGTCGCGACCGAGGTCGAGACGGGCTATCAGTGGCCGCTCGGGATATGGGAGAGGCCGCCGAACGCGCCCGACGAGTACGAGCACCCGCTCGACGACGTCGACGAGGCCGTCGCCGACGCCGTCGACCGTTTCGAGGTTTGGCGCGTCTACGTCGACCCGCAATGGATAGACAAGCTCGTCGACCTATGGCGTGGCCGGTACGGCGGCCGCGTTTTCGCGTGGCACACCTCGCGCGTCCGGCCGACCGCGTGGGCCGTCCGCAGTTACGCGCAGGCGATCAGCGCCGGCGACGTCGCTCACTCGGGCGACCCGCATTTTCTCCGGCACGTCGCGAACGCTCGCCGGCGGACGGTCGCCGTCTTCGACGACGATCATCGCTCGCTCTTCGTGCTCTCGAAGGATCGACCCGACTCGCCTCGGAAGATCGATGCGGCTATGGCGGCCGTCTTGTCGTGGGAGGCTCGAGGCGACGCGATCGCGGCCGGCGCCGAGGCGGTCGAGGTGCTCGCGCCGGCGCCGCTGCTCTCGTTCTAGCGGGGCTTCGAGACGAGGCCGATCGCGGTCGAGTAGGTCGTGCCGTCGGGCCGCCGGATGCGAGCGAAGTAGCCGGCGCCGGCGCGCGGCCGGACAATCTCGACAATCTCGACGAGCTCGCCGTCGCCGTGTTGGCAGCGGACGGCGTCGCCGAGCTCGAGGTCGTCTCGGCGAATGATCGTGCCGGCGTCGTCGCGAACGAGGCCGCTCATCGGGCGACCTCGACGAGCCGATCGGCGCTCGGCCGATCGGCGTCGTTAGCGATCGCGATACCGAGCTCGACGCTCTCGACCGCGATGCCAAGAAATTTTGCGAGGTCCTCGACGGCCGCCTCGAACGAAATGCCGTCTTCGGCGACGAGGTCCCGCACGAGCAGCCGCATCGTCCGGCCGCGCTCGACGTGCAACGGAGTAACGATCATCTCAGCACCTTTCGTAGTAGTAGTCTCGCTCATGTCCATAGTGTAGACGAAGGATCGGCCGGCCGTCGACTTATCTTGACGTTTTACGTAATGCTAACAACTAGACTCGACGGCGAGCTCGAGAATCGGCTACACTCTAGACACAATGGAAACGACGAAAGGGCACAAGATGATCGGCACCGAGAACTACGTCCGTATGAGCGACGAAGACTTCGAGTACCTCGGCCGGCGTGGCGTGAGCGCCGAGCGCATCGCCGCGATGAAGGCGACGAGGGATCGGCTCGACCGGCAGGCTCGAGCCGAGGCCGCGCGCCTCGACCTCTGGGCGCACCTCGACCTCGAGACGGCCGAGCGGATCAACTCGGAGCGCCTCTAATGCTTTACAACGTTCAGGACACCTACGGCGGCGCGACGCTAATGATCGTCGCCGCCGACGCGCCGATCGGCGCGCTCGACGCCTTCGCCGTCCGCGAAGGCTTCCCGCCTTACTCGGCGCTCGACGACGTGAGCGAATACACCTACACCGACGACGCCGGCCGGCTCGGCGCCGTCTTCACGAATCACGAGATAGTCGCCGTGCCCGTCGCGCTGCCCGTCCGCCCGCTCGGCGTCGGGCAGGCCGGCTACGGCGTCGTCGACGCCGCCGGCGTGACGCTCGTCGACGCCGCCGACTCGCCGAAGGCCGCGCTCGCCGAAGTCGCCGTCGAGCTCGTGCTCGACGCGCTGCCGGCCGACCCGACGGCGCCCGAGACGCTCGAGCTCGTCGAGGCCGCCGACCGCGCGCTCGCCGCCGGCCTCGGCGACGCCTACATCGGCAGCGTGCCCGAGGGCCGCGACTTCGTCGCCGACGGGCTCGAAGACAACGCCGTCGTGACCGATCGCCGCGAGCTCGCCGAGTACCTCGTCGACAACCTCACCGCCGAATGACGCGCGTCGAGAAGGCGGCCGCGAAGGCCGAGGCGGCGCAGGCCGAGCTCGAGCAGGCCGAGCTCGAGCAGGCCGCGCTCGCGCTCGTCGCAAGGGCAGCCGACAAGGTCGCCGTGCAGAAGTACGCGCTCGAGGTCGCGCAGGCCGAGCTCGAGCTCGAGCTCCGGTCGGCGAGCGAAGCCGGCCTCGCTCTTCGGCCGATCGCGAAGGCCGCCGGCGTCTCGCCCGAATGGGCTCGGCAACTCATCGCGAAGGCCTAGTCGGTTTGCTACGATCGGCGCCGCCTCGCACATGAAACCGGGCTACGGCTCGGGAGAATGATCGAGGGGCAATGGGCTCGCTTCGGCGAGCCCGTCGCTTTTGCAGGGCTTTTCGCCTACACTCGAGCTCGTGAGCGTAATCGGGCAAGACGTCGGCCTAGACACCGTCGCCGGCGAGCTCGACCTCGAGGGGCTCGAGAAGCTACGCGACAAACTCGTCCGTAAGCTACGCCGGCAACGCGAAGACGCTGAGGCCTTCTACGATTGGTACCGCTGCCGGCAGCCGCCGCCGGATATGCCGCCGGCCGCCGACTACCGGCCCGCGTTCGAGCGGCTACGCGCTATGGCACGCGGCGCGTGGGCGCGCCTCGTCGTCGACACGATCACCGAGCGGCTCAGCGTGCAAGGCGTGCAATCGACCGCCGGCGACGCCGCCGACGCCCGCGCGTGGAAGATGCTCGTCGACTCGAGGCTCGACTCGGATCAGCGCGACGTTCACACCGAGGCGCTCATCACCGGCGTCGGCTACGTGAGCGTGAGCGGCTCGGGCGACGCCGTCCGCGTCGTGCCCGAGACGTGCCTCGAGGTGACGCACCTCTCGGTCGCCGGCGACCGGCGCGTCGTCGACGCCGCCTTAAAGGTGCTGCCGCTCGGCGACGGCCGGTGGCTCGCCGAGGTTTACACGCCGACGCTTATCG